GTTAAACCCGTGACATCAGGCACAAGATATAGTCTTGTTGTTTGGCATTTAGGAAAACCATTTAAATAATATGTATATAAATAATTACTTTAACACGACCATTTGGTCAGAACAAAAACCAGAGTTTGTAAAATCTTTAACTAAAGCATCTAACAAATATATTAAAGCTGCTAGAAATTTTCCAGAAGCTAAAGCACATATAAAAAAGTTTGGTGACTTTGGAAGATCATATCACTCAACACCTTTAACTGCTGACAATGACTTTATAGATTTTAGAAATTACATTGGTCAAAAGTCTTGGGAATATTTAGATCATCAAGGTTTTGATATGCAACAGTACACAACACTATTTAGTGAAATGTGGGTACAAGAGTTTGCTAAAAAAGGTGGTGGTCATCATTCAGCACACGTACATTGGAATCAACACGTATCGGGTTTTTACTTTTTAAAATGCAGTGACAAAACATCGATGCCAGTATTTCACGAACCTCGAACAGGAGCTAGAGCTACAAAATTAAAAATGAAACCAGATCAAAAAGGTGTATGGGGTGGATCAGAGCTTATACATTTTAAACCTACACCAGGTACATTAATTATCTTTCCAGGATTTTTAGAACACGAGTTTAGTGTGGACTTTGGTATTGAGCCTTTTAGATTTATACATTGGAATATACAAGCGGTTCCAAAAGAAATGGCTAAAGATGTTTAATAAGAAAAAGTATACAGTTATTCGTCAAGCAATATCAAAAGACCTAGCAGCTTTTGTTGCAAATTATTTTTTAATGCAAAAGCAAGTTTATGATACTTGTAGAGCACAGAGATATATCTCACCTTTTGAAAATATTATAGGTCACTATGAAGGTAAAGACGAACAGATACCAGAAACTTATAGTCAGTATTCTAATATAGCTATGGAAACTTTAATGTTAAAATGCCAACCAGAAATGGAAAAGGTAACAGGATTAAAATTATATCCAGCTTATACTTATGCAAGAATATATAAAAAAGGTGATATTTTAAAAAGACATAAAGATAGATTTAGTTGTGAAATATCTACCACTATGAATCTTGGTGGTGATGATTGGCCAATCTATTTAGAACCATCTGGAGAGACTGGCAAAAAAGGTATCAAAGTAGATCTTAAACCAGGCGATATGTTGGTTTATTCTGGCTGTGAGCTAGAGCATTGGAGAGAAAAATTCAAAGGCAAGGAATGCGTACAAGTATTTCTTCATTATAACAACCGTAAAACACCTGGAGCGAAAGATAATATGTTTGACAAGCGTCCACATTTAGGTCTTCCTTCTTGGTTTAAACGATGATATAATCTTTAGATGGAGGCAGGGCACCACCACATACCCCCTGCTTCCTTTTAAGGATTATTTATGAGTTTAGGATTTGACGCAATATCAGCATTACCATTTGCTACATCAACCAATATTGGTGCAGTAAATGTAAATGTAACAGGAAATGCACTTACTATCACTATTGGTAGTGTAGGAATTATTGCAGATTCTATTGTAGAAGATGTAGTAGGTTCACAGGTAACATTAGGTTTAGGTACTTTAACTATTAGTGGTAAAGCTAATGTTAGTGTTACAGGATCACAAGTAGCACTAGGTTTAGGAACTATTGTAGTTACTGCAGATGCTAATGCTGTAGTTACAGGAAACGCATTGACCTTAGCCACAGGAAATGTTACAGTAACAGGAGCAGCGAATATAAGTCCTGATAAAGTATCTCTTGCTTTAGATACAGTAGAGCCAGGAGTTATAACGTGGAACGACATAATACCAGGAGCAACAATGGTTTGGACACCAATAAAACCGTACTAATATGGCATCAACTTATTCAACAGATTTATCAATAGAACTTGTAGCAACCGGTGAAAAAGCTGGTCTATGGGGAGCTATTACAAATACTAATTTACAATTATTACAAACAGCAGCATCAGGTTATGTAGAAGTAACTTTAAGCACAGGTAACACAAATTTAAGTTTGGCAGACGGATCATCGAGCGCGGATGGTAAAAACCTTTACATAAAAGTTGTAGGAACTTTATCCGGTAATGCAAGTTTAACAATGCCTGCATCAACAACAGGTGGAAATGCAAACAGAGTATTTTTTGTAGAAGATGGAACTACTAGAGGCGGGGCTGCAGATAGTTATACAGTAACATTACTTACAACTGGTCAAAGTGCAGCTACTCAAGTACCTCTTCCAGAAGGTGCAACAGCTTTAGTTTATTCTAGAGGTAGTGTGCCAGCAACATCATTAGGTATGTTACAAAAAGGAATGACTTCTGTAACTGCAGCAAGTAAAACTACATACACAGCAGTAGCTGGTGATCAAATTGTAGTAGATACAGTTGCTAACCCAGTTACAATTACATTACCAAGTTCACCTGCAGTAGGTGACGAAGTTACAATTATGGATGGTTCAGCATCAAATGGTTTTGCAACAAACAATTGTATTATAGATAGAGGCGGTGAACCAATAGAAGGATCAGCTGCTAATGATACTCTTGCTACAAATAATCAATGTGTAACTTTAATTTATTCTAACGCCACAAAAGGCTGGTTATATAAATCAACGAATCAATAGGAGTAATTAATGCTTACGAAAATTAAGTTTGCTCCCGGAATAGACAAACAAGATACTGCCGTTGGAGCAGAAGGTCGTTGGGTTGACTCAGACAACGTCAGATTTAGATATGGATTACCTGAAAAAGTAGGTGGTTGGCAATCTTTATTGACTGATTCTATTGTAGGTGTTGCTAGAAAACAACACGCTTTTGTTGATAACAAAGGTAATAGATATGTTGCAATAGGAACTGATAAATTTTTACTTATATATTTTGAAGGACAACTTTTTGATATTACACCTTTTAGATGTAATAATGCAGGAGTTATAGATTCTTTAACTAGTTCAACACTAGCCACAAATAGTACAACAGTTAAAACTTGTACCATTACAACAACAACTGATCACGATTTATCCGTAGGGGACATTGTAGAATTATCTTCTGTTACTCTACCAAGTGGCACAGGATTAAATGGAACTGACTTTGAAGATAAATTGTTTCAAGTATTATCTGTTCCAACTCCTACAACTTTTACAATAGATTCTTTAAATCAAGCAACTGCCGTTATCTCAACGGGCGGTACTATGACTGTTAAAGTTTATGAAACAGTAGGTCCAGCAGCACAAACATATGGTTATGGTTATGGTGTAGGAAATTATGGCGGTAATATTACAGGTGCTTTACAAAACGATTTAGATGGAGCGTTGGCCGCGGATTCAGCTGGTAATAATGGATCAGGAACACAAATTAGATTAACATCAACGACAGGATTTCCTACAACAGGTACAATAGCTGTAGGTAATGAATTAATAACTTACACTAATATAGTAGGTAATGAACTAACAGGCATAAGTAGAGGTGCATTAGGTACAGCAACATTTGGAACAATAAATGGCCAAGCACACAGTGATGGTTCTGTAGTTACAAATGCAACAGAGTTTACAGGATGGGGAAGTGCAGTAGAAGCATCTACAGTTACATTAGAACCAGGTCTTTGGTCATTAAGTAATTTTGGTCAAGTTCTTGTTGCAACTATTGCAAATGGTAAAACATTTACTTGGGACTCATCTATTGCAGCTAGATTATCAACACACGCTTCAATGACAACATCAGGTTTTGAAACTAGAATTGATGCGGCTACGGATTCAGGTAATCCTACTGCAACAAGAGTTACATTAATCTCACCAACAACACGTCACTTAATTCATTTAGGTACAGAAACAACTATCGGTGATTCAACAACTCAAGATGATATGTTTATAAGATTTTCAGAAGATGAAAGTATTAATAAATATACACCAGAAGCAACTAACACTGCAGGTACACAAAGACTTCAAGATGGTACAAGAATTATGGGAGGTCTAGTTGCAAAAGAAAATATTCTAATCTGGACGGACAATGCATTGTATACAATGAAATTTGTTGGAGCTCCATTTACATTTGGCTTTGAACAAGTAGGTACTAACTGTGGATTGATTGGTAAGAACGCAGCAATAGAAATTGATGGTGTTGCTTATTGGATGGGTAATAATGGTTTCTTCTCATTTGATGGTACTGTTAATACTTTACCTTGTTCAGTAGAAGATTTTGTTTATGACAATGCAGACACTACAAAAGGTCAACAAGTAAACGCTGGTATTAATAATCTATTTACAGAAGTTGTGTGGTGGTATCCAACACAAGGATCAGAATTTAATAATAGATACGTAGTTTATAACTATGGTCAAAACAATGCACAGCTACCAATGGGTAATTGGTACACAGGTACCAATACTAATTCTATTAGAACAACTTGGATTGATTCATTAGTTTATCCTAGACCTTATGCAACTGCTTATAATAGTGCCAACACCGGTACTTTTCCTCAAGTTATTGGTGAGTCAGGATTAGGCCAAACTGTATTCTTTGAACACGAATCAGGTAATGATCAAGTAAATCCAGATGGAAGTGTAACCGCTTTAACTTCTTTTATTCAATCATTTAGTTTTTCATTACAACCTGATCAATCAGAAGTATTTTTAGCTATGAGAAGATTTTTACCAAACTTTAAAGTTCTTGTAGGTAATAATCAGGTAACATTATCTATAAAAGATTTTCCAGCTGAAGATGATGTACAAACAACACTAAGTCCTTTTACAATTAATTCAAATACTTTAAAAGTTGACACTAGGGCAAGAGGAAGATATGCAAATATAAAAATAGAGAATACTGGTGTAAATGAATCTTGGAGATTTGGTACATTCCAAGTTGATATACAACCAGATGGAAGGAGAGGATAATGACTAAAATAGCAGTAAGATTACCAGAACCTAAAAAAGAATATACAGAAGATAACCAAAGACAAATTAACAGAGCGCTAACTAATATTATTGAACAGTTAAACTCTACATACTTAACACAACTAAAAGAGGACTCGGAAAGATATACCTTTTTTGGATTAGGATAAAATGGCAAATATATATAGAAACGATAAAGTAAGTTTAACTACTACTGATAATACAACTTTGTATACAGTACCCTCTAACTCTAGAGCTATTGTAAAATCTTTATTAGTAGCAGAAGATAATGCTGGTGCAGCTGTAGTAAAAGCAACATTAACTAATGCAGCAGGTACAGCATTTGTAGTAGATAATGATATTAATTTAAGTGCTAATCAAAAAGAACAAGTATTGAGTGAACCTTTAATTATGTTAGAAAGTGAAATATTAAAGGTACAAGCAAGTAGTGGTAATGTAGATGTTATTGCATCTATATTAGAAATCAACAGAGAGGATAGATAATGCCGTTTATAGAAACAGAAGCTTCAGTTAGGTATGAAACAATTAATGGTCAAAGAGTACCAGTAATTACACCTAAATGTGAAGTAACACTAACTAACACAGAAACAGGTAAAGAGTATATGTCAGACGCAGAAGCACTGGCAGACGTACAAAATACTAATACAGAGACTAAAGCAGAACACATAAGAAGAGATGTAAATGTGACTGTAGAAGAGATAAAAATTGGTGCTGGCTTTAACATCAGCGATTGACGAATGTA